CTTGCCCCTGTTCTTTTGAATGCGATCCATCATGGCATACAGTCTTTTAGCACCGGCATCTGTAGACCCATTTCCCAATTCAGAAACAATCCGAGCAGGAACGACAAACTCGCCATCAGCAAGACGAGCAGGCTGACGGTCACCAATTTGAGCAGGAATATCATCACTGACTCCATCGCCGGGTCCTTTTAACAGTTGACCACCATCAGAGTAGCCACCCAAATGACCGCCCATAGCGTAGCCAATACCTTGCATCGGATACTGTGGACCTTGGTTTAAACCGGCAAGACCAAGTTGACGGTTACCATCATCTGGTTCAGGGTAGTAACCACCAATACCGCCACCCATTGCATATCTAGGATGTTTGTCAGCTATTAACCCACCATCAGCATCTCCTCCTGTATTTCCGTAATAATCAGTATGGGCATCTGGAATAAATTCGGTGTACCCTTGATTAGCAAACATCTGCTGCACCTCTGCCATTCCGCTTGATGGGTCAACAGGAAAAACAGAAGGAATATTAAATTCAGGCGAACCCTCGTTTGGGTTAAATGGTCGTGTTGGCTGATTGGTCTCATAATTATAAACCTCTGCAACGGGGTATCTTTCGTAATATCCGGGTCCTGAATATATGTCGTTAGGACCCATCTCGTTGCCGTAAGTATCAAAAACGCCGCTGCTACCACCACTACCACCGCTACCGGTAGCGGGTTTTTTAGCTGCAATAATCTGAGCAACAGTTTTTACTGGTTGTTTTGTAATAGGGTCAATTGCCCCACCCCCGCCACCACCAACACCCGCTATTCCACCGCCTCCAACGTTTGCATACTTAACAAATGACGGTGCTTGATATTGAAACGCATCAGGAGCTTGTCGTTGCGGTGCAGCATATTGCTGTTGAATCTGAGCCATTTGCGGTTGAATGAATGGCTGTGTAATGCCTTGTGATGGAGGTTGATATGTCTGTTGAGCCTGTTGTATTGCGGCTAAAGCCTCAAGAGTAGGGTTGGTTCTGTTTTCACGGGTTTCTTGAGTTGTTTCGCCGCCTTCCGCCATACGAATAACGCCGCCTTCTGCAACGGTAGTAGCACCAAATTCACTTGCTTTGATTGGTGCTTTAGCTGTGTATATTTGATTTCTTGGGTCAAATGTATACGGACGAATAAAGCTATCTTGTTCTTGACCGCCACCACTGGCTTGTGGTTTTAATGCCAACAGACCTAAGCCGCCTAGACCAATCATGCCTTTGTTATCAGCAATAGTTTTACCAATACCGGAACCAAAAAATCCTGTATTTGCAGGAGCTACTGCTTGACTGGCAATTCCTTGGCTTAAAGACGGATTTGCAATAGTTGGCACACTTGAAGTGACTCCAGAAAGAGGCGCGGCAGCATTGGAAAACATACTAGTTGCAGAAGGAGCTTGAGCCGCCAAAGCTGGGCTAATAGCAGAAGCCCCCGCATTCTCTAAAATACTAGCTCCCGCACCGGGTGCAACGTTAGCAGTAGCGCTGCCAATAGCACCAACACCGCCCGTAGCAGCAGGCATAAGAGAAGATATACCACCGCCTATAGCACCGGTAGCGCCACCCATGACAGCGCCTTTAAGGATGTCTTCTGTTTTCCCACCGCGCAACGCAGCGATACCGCCGCCCATTGCAGCACCAATAGCTAAACCCCACATAATAGGCATGATTAAGACCCTTCTATAATTTCAGGCGACTCAAGACCAGTGCCGCGAAGATTGTGTATGCAACAGAAAACTACGTCATCAGTTAATGCTTTAAATGCGTGTGCCTTGCCAGCTTGTACTTTAATAATGGCAGGGGCTGTGTAAACGCCCATTAGCTTGCTGTCTTGCCAAGCCTCAACTGTTCCACGGGAAACAATTGTCATGTGATCATGTGCATGAATGTGCTGACCGGCATAGCTTTCAGCCTTTTCCATTGAGTAAGCGCGAACCCAAATATCATCAACTTCTGCAAACTCAATGTATTCATGTTCAACTGGAACGTAGGTATTCATACCTTCACCTTTAAAACATTACCGGCAGTAGTATCCCGATATACATCACCAGAACGCAGCGCACCAAGGCTGGTTTGTGTGGGAAGCTTGTCTATATTCAAGTTTAAACCACTTGCCGCAGAAAATCCCGGATTATCTAACTGTGCAAAGTACAGCCGCAACACGTTGGTTAATTGCTCAAAATATATTCTGTCGTACTCAAGTGGAGCAACAGGCAAGTTTGGAGACTTAGTTGTGCCAGTAGACATATCACCTACGCCCATCTGGTCTAACATCGATTCTTGGTGCGCCTAGCTGCCATGCCACGCCCAGTTCATTGGACTCAATACGAAACGCCATTTGCCGACCACGCAGACGGGTATATACCTGCCCATCAAAAAGCTGAATGTTGTATGACCGACTAACTGCGTAATTGTCTGCGCTTTGCACTTCAGGACTGTTTGCTGCGCCATAAGCCGAACCAGCGTTTTGACGAGGTTTAATTGTCATTGTGACGTAAGGATTATTAACGTTTGAGCCGTTAAAGTTAACGTCAGGCAAGATGCGCCAAACAAAACCAAAGTTATGACCATCACCAATATCAAAGTCAGAAGACTGAATGTAGGCTTCGATTGGCACAGGGGTAGTTCCAGCAACGTCATCCACGTCAGCCTCGTGGTACAAAGTTCTGCCTGTCAACGTGCTGCTGTCGTAGTTAGTAGCCATTGGGTACTGACGCAAACCAGAATCTAACCATGCTGTGCGTGACATTGAGCCGTAATACCAAGCTTTATCAAGGTAGTTGTAAATAACGTATTTGTCTACAGACGTTGAATCGACTGAGCAGTAAAACCACCAGACTTCGTTGTAACCTTCGTTGCCACCACAGAACACTTGATAGGCTTGGGCAATGTTAATGTCATTAAAAATATACTGACGTAACGAACAAGGCAACGTTTCTACGCGCCCAGAGTACATATAAAACTTGTCAACGCCCATCCAGTAAGTAATGTTGTTAACCGTGATCATGCTGTTTGGGGACATGACGGAGATATTGTCCATCAATATATTAAAACCCCAGATATATGGTGGTCCTAAATACTGCATTGAATATAAGGCTGAGTCAGTCCACACCAAAATCTCTTGGCGGGTGTTGATGTATGAGACGATAGAAGAGCCGTGCGACAGGGGGAACTCACCAGACTGATTGGTAATAGCAGGAACCCATTCATACGGGTTATTTTGGTCTGACCAACGTACCAACATTGGGTTAAATTCAGTATTAGGGTCGCCTGAAACGTAAGAGTTAGCCCCAAAGGCAATAACAAACCGTTGAATAGACGATGCAGACACCTCAAGCGTCTGGTTTGGCACATAATCCCCGTCAAAGCCTTCAAGCGTTGCTAAGTCAGATAAAGCTTGCGCCCGAACGCTTGTGCCAGTGCTTGCTACCCAGTAGTAAATAGCCCCATTTCTAGGCGCAAGAACTAAATCTTGACCGTAGTTATCGTTAGACCACAGGCGCAACTGAGTGTTTGAGGATGTACCAACGCCCCAAGTTCCAAGACCCCAGCCACCACCGCCCCAGCCAACCAAAGGAATCTGCGTCACTGTACCTACATTAATTTGATACTTAGCTACCGTAGCACCGCCGCCATTACCTACATCGCTTGCATTGGCTAGGGTTACAACGTTGATGGTGTAAGTATTAGCCGTAGGCACTGAGATAATTTGATACTCTTGGTTAAGCACCGTGGCAGTGATTGCACCGCCCAAGGATACAGCAAGTGTGTAGGTTACAAAGTCACCAATAATACAGCCATGAGAAGCATCAGTTACCGTAAGAACTGCTGATCCGTTTGTTGCTGCAAAAGTGGCTGTGCCAGTCGTGGTTTTACGAATGGGCGTAACGTCGTAGTAGATGCCGCCGTTCTCAATGTAATACTTTAAGTTTGTGCCAAGACCGAGCAGATTAGCACCACCCAAGGTTACCCAGTTCCACAATGAACGACAGATGCCTTTAAACGTGCTTGCTGACAGACGTATCCAACCGCCAATCTTTTCAGGAAAGCCAGAACGAAACCGAATATTGTCGCAGTCATACCAGCCACCCTCGTTGGAATAGTTAGTTCCTTCTCTATTAACGCCCGGTCTGAACGTAAGTTTTTGTAACATCTGTGCTATACTCCTGTACCGGGATTAATAAGGAGAGTATTGTGTATATATACGTTTGGAAACGCAAAACTGGCGAACCGTTTTATGTTGGTATGACCAAAACAACACGCCGCACAAACCCACTTAATGTGGGAGGGCGCAACTGGCTTTGCAAAAATATATTGCAAGAAATTGGCGCTAAAAATGTTGTTGTAGAGCTTCATATTGTAGACACTGTAGAAGAAGCGCAAAAACTTGAGCAAGAGTTAATTTTAAAATATGGTCGCATCCAACTACAAACAGGTACTTTAACTAACTTACGACCCGGCGGTGATGGATCACATGGCATGTCTTTAGAAGGCAAAGCTAGTGTAAGCGCACACATGCGTTTAAACAACCCAATGAATAACCCTGAAACACGAGCAAAAGCTACCGCTAGAATGCACGACCCAGATGTGCAAATAAAACTCAGAGGAAACAACAACCCAGCAAAACGTCCAGAAGTGCGTAAAAAGCTATTGGCTAAATGGCAAGACACAGAATATAAAGAGCGCCAACGTGTTGCTAAACTAGGCAAGCCAATACACTCTGACGAGTCTAAAGAAAAACGCCGACAAAAATTACTTGACCCAACAAATCCCATGCGTGAGTACCACAAGGTTTTAAACAGCGATCCTGCAATTAAAGCTAAACGTGTTGCCACATTGCGTAGCCCAGAAATGCAAGCAAAAATATCTGCGGCACTTAAATTGTCATGGGCAAAACGCAAAGGTCTCATCTAGTTACCCCAACATACTTGAGGCTTTCAGTTTAACTGCTGCAACACGATTTAGCCACCCTGTGCCGTAGACGGTAAACGAATCAAGACTGCGGTAAAAAGCTTCTTTGGCATCGCTAAAGTCTTGAATTAACTTAACAGGGTCAGCAGCCTGCACCGCAGCCATTGTCATCGGTCCAAAGCCACCATCGGCAGGTACACCTACGGCAGTTTGCAAGAGCTTAATTGAACGACCCGGACCGGCGTTTACACCCATATCAAAAACCAAATAATCAATGCCAGAAGGCAATTCGT